TCGACGAAAAAGCGGTTCTATAGAAAACGTGGCTAAATTCATCCATCGACTTGGCGCTGGTACTTGTCAATATAGAATTTTTGCCATCTGAACTATATACTTGTTATATTTATAACCCGTAATGGTATTAAGAAGTCAATAACAACTTAATATGTGCTTTTCCAACTAATAAGAATCGTTATTGGCACCACCGCTAGTAACTAGCAGTTGTCTTAATCCTTTTTTTAAAAAATATGCTTTGTCGTTCTATCGTCAGGGCAAAGTTCATTTATGAGATATGCAAGCGCCAACGCAATAACATCTCCTTGAACTTCTTCGGCTCTTTTCTTCAAAGCCGTCAAAAGTTCTGATTTATTTGCTATCATTTTTCCACATCATTTGCCTTTAAAGTTGTTTTTGCGGCCTCAAGTTCTTTTGGCGTGAGTTTTATTTTGCCGCGTTGATGAAGGTCTATTAAACGCTGCGCTATGTCGAAGGCGGGGAAGCCCCGGTATTTAACCTCGTGTTTCATTGCTATGCGGGCCACGATTTTCCAGTCCGTTACCATTTTTATTCCTCACGTTCGTTAAATCCAAGAAGACGACGTATCTGTGCAATCTCCAAGCGAACAGCGTCGAGTTCGTGTTCAAGCATTTTCGCGTGCTGGGTCAAATTCTCGAAGTAGTTCCTAAGTTCCTCGGCGGTCATCTCCGACTTTATAATTGATGTTTTTTCAAACTTATCCGTCGCCTTGTTTAACACAATTTCGTTTTTCTGCGATTTTATATCCATTTTTTATCCCCCTAACTCGCCTGCAAGAACAACCGCATGAACAAAGTCGCTCCTATCTTTCCGAGTTGCGTCGACGTGAATTCGAGCGTGTTCCAGCCATACGTCGCAATCTGTTCCAAGAACGCGTCCGTGATATCAGCAAACGTGTCGGCATTAAACGGCCCCGCTATCTGCGTGCCGTTAAGTTTGATATAGACGTTTGCAGGCGAGGTGGACGTGTAAATGCCGTAGACGATGGAGTGCGTATGGTTGGAGACACTATGGGTATGGTCAGATACCGAATGAGTGTGGTTCGAAACGGTGTGGGTGTGGGCGGATTCAGATACGGATGTTTGTTCAGGTACGGCATGATGGTGGTCTTGAATATTTAATAGAACTGATTTGTCACTTGGTTTATAGTGAGCGCCTGTTTGATAAGAATATATACCAGAACTATTTGTTGCCTCACCAGATGCGCTCATTCCTTTGCACCAAACATTACTAGTTGTCCCGCTCTCCCAGAAACAATTCTGAGATTCAACCGCAGGTATACCATGACTATGCGCCGATCCCCCGCTCGACGTCTGCCCGCCCCCCGAACTCGTTGTCTGCCCCCCTCCTGAAGAGGTGGTTTGTCCCCCTCCCGCCGCCGCCCCCGTTGAGTGCGCGCGGAACGGCTCAAGGACGAGCGCGACCTTTGCCTCCTTTATCTGCAATTTGCCCATGTCGACGGCCTCCTCTGGGATATAGAACTTCAACGAGAGCGAATGGGTTGCATCTACGTTCTCGGACTTGTCGTGTGTGATGATAGATGGGGCACCCTGCGGGTGGTAGTCTGTCGCGTCCGCCCTGCGCTCCGCGTCCGCCAGCGTTTCCGTTACCCTGAACTGCGGCACAGCGATCTCCAACTCGGTGTACTCGCCTTCCACCCCTGAGACGCGCTTCATGCTGATAATCCTGTAATTCCCGTCTATCCCCACATCTGGGTCGGTGACGTGGGCAATGTCGCCGAGTTCAAAGTCCGTGCGTTCGGTTCCAGCAAGGGTGACGAGCATGCGGTGCTTGCCTCTCTTCGTCTGCTCAAGCATGGCGTTGGCAAACGATGTGAGCGTGTCGATATCGTGGATGTCCTTCGCGCTGAACGTCCCTTCCATCTCGCCCGTTCCCACCGTGACTTCGAGGTGCGTTGAACCCGGCCCCGCACCAACGACGGTCAGTTTGTCGATGATTTTAGTGGCATCAAAGGATTGGTCGATTGAGATGATGTCGTCGCTTAAGGTGACGGTTGCGGACTTGTCGTGGCCACGGAGGTCAAACATGCAGAAAATTTCATTGGGCGTCACCCACCACTCGCGCATTATCGAGTTTGCCACGCCCGCTATTGCCCGTGCCCGATTTTCGCGGTCGAATCGGTATGAGAGGGGGATATCATACCACTGAATGCTCTCGATACGGGCATTGCTAGGAATCGTCTTGTAATATCTGAAACAAACCAAGGCATTTCCGTTGATTATCGCCGTCTTCGGTGCCTTGATGCGGGCGTTCGCGGGAATTGTTTCCCTATACATAATAAGAATTCTTGCGTTACTTTCTATTGATTCATCGAACGTTCTCTTAATGCGCGCGTTCCCCATAAGCAATTGTAAAAATGATTTTTTAATCCGTGCCGTCCCCACAACCGTTTCGGTGGTCGGTACTTTAATTCTGGCCGTCCCGTTTATTGTTTCGTATTGCTGAACAACAATGGTGGCATTTCCTTCGATAGTTTTTAATTTTGATGTTTTAATTCTGGCCGTCCCGTTTATTGTTTCGTAGTATCGGAAAACAATCTTCGCGGTGCCAGTTGTCGTTTGCGAAAGCGTCTTTTTAATCAGCGCCGTTCCAGCAATCGTTTTTGGAATGGGAACTTTGGTGCGGGCGTTCGCTGTCATCGTTTCATAATGGGTAAAAGCAGTTTTTGCGTTGCCTGTTATCGTTTTTGGTTGTGTTATTTTTATGCGTGCATTTCCGCTGATTGTTGCCGTCTTCGGAACCTTGACGCGTGCGTCCGAGGTTATCGTTTTGTATACTGATGGCATAGTATAAGTCACTACTAATTTTGGCCTCTTCGATTGAACTGCTCTACCACAATAAATTGAAATTCTTTGGTCTACATTTGGTCTTGTTCCCTTAACATCTTGGGTAGACCTAAAACAATATTTTGTTAATCCCCCCTTATTAATCCAACTAAAATTAGACATGTTTATCCAGTTGTATCCCTCTATAACAAATGGCGGGAAGAAAATTCCGTCATCACCAGAGTAATTACTTTTATTATAATCTCCTGTTTGAAGTGGAACATGAGGATAAGTTGGTTGTCCATTTTTGATATATTCATTCCAAAATGATTGGCTAGAAATACTTTTTCCATAAACATACAAGTCAGCAGAAATAATCGTTGCATTACTTGGTATCGAAGAAGTATCAAAAATGAGAAATCCACGATAAATAGTATATTCCGCATAAGCATAGCCTTCCTCCTCTTCCTCATAGCCATATTGGTTAATCCAAATGTTATCTCCACTACAGTATTCAACTCCAGTTGCAGCATTCCAAATTCCCAGATACCAATTAGGGTCTATAAATGTGCCCTCAAACTCACCACTCTGATAAACAAATCCATCGTCTTCTGTAGAATAAAAAGTTTTTGTAACCATAGTCATCCACCCAAGATTCCTTTAGAATATAATTTGAAAATTGGGGCGGCTCCTTCACCTCTTACTGTTTTGTATCCAGCAAAAACATCAATCCCTCGCTTGTAAATTTGTTTAAAGTAGGACATTATTTCACTATAATATTTGTTAAAGTCCTCCTTATCAAAAATAATAAGGTCTATATCGTGGTATGTTTGACCAAATTTAACCAAGCCTCCGGTCAACCAAATATCGATTGGAAATGGAATCTTATTAGGTAATTTGGCTTTAAATTCGTCTACCTTAAGGGGTTTTTGGAAAGTATAGAAAGACTTAGGAACTCGAATGTAGGTTAGAGTATCTTTGGTTATTATTAATTTTCCGTCTTGGTATATTTGGCAGAGAGCCGGTATAAAAAATTTCCAGTTCCTAAAGAAGTGAAGTTTGATAGGAAACTTATTGAAAATATCCGCGAAGAACTTAGTTACTTCAGAAGGAATAGGACAACCCTCATAATCAAATGCCAAATGCAAATCACCAGCAACTGCACCAATCCTTGCTTCTTTACCAACCATGAAAACGTCTATTTTGAATGAAATTTCTTCTGGGAGAATTTGAACTATTTCTTGGAACGTAATCATATCTAAAGGCGCGTCTGGTAACCTTTTCACTTCCCATTTTTTAATTTCTTCTTCAATTATTCTTTTCATTATTCCACCAACTCTACCCGATCCCCACCGTTCCGTCTTGGTGAATCTGCATCATGCGCTTGTGGTTGCGCCCGTTTTCGGTGAATTGCCAGCCCAAAAATATGATCCACCGCGCGTCTATCTCCCCGCCCCTTTGGTCGAAAGTGCGATACCATCTGCGGAACCAAACTGGGCGGTATTCAACTTTTTTATTTGTGAGAAGCACGCCGTCTTCATCGGCGGGGCAAATGCACAATTCGTTAATGTAGAAGCGCCCCGTTGAAAAATCAACAAAAGCGTTTACTCCGTCGATTTGGTAATGGAGTATCGTCGGGTTGCCCTTTCTGTCGATTGTGCGCTTGATGTCAAAAAAGTCATCTAAAGTGACCGTTTCGCCGTTCGGATAAGTTAAAAAAAATTTTGGCATTTATAGTTCACCCTCTGCCATGAGTATCTTCCTAACTTTTTGCTTTTTCACTCGCAGATACGGTAAAAGTAATTTCAAGAGAGCAATACTCTCTTTCGTTGTGGACATGTCCCAAATTTTTTGAGTTTGCCAATGTGGTGGCCACGATGGTTGCCTATTTGTTCTTAAACTGCCACCAATCTTTCTTTGTATTTCTCTGAGAACTTGGGCGTCTTTCTCCATTAAAGCGATTCTAATCCTAACACTATACGTATTTTTGCTCCGACGTTTTTCTCGTTGAACGCATCCTTCTCCATCTATCAACCCCGCAAGATAAGAAAAAAAGGACTCATTGAATTGAGTATGTCTTGTCATGAGATTGACCCCCTACTGTTCGTCGTATCGCATCTTTATCGTCTGCGAGCCGATGTCGCCCGGTGTCGTCACGGTGCTTGGAACGACCAACTGCTGCACGAGGTACTTTGAGTATCCCGCCGCCGTCAGCACGTTCGTTATGTTAAGCGCCTCGCCTTCAGTATCCCAGCCGGTCAAGGTCGTTGTCGCTACGCTCGATGCGGTGTTCACCGGCGTTGCGTATGTTGTCCCGACGCCAGCCTTCAAATTCAAGTTTGCGTCGCTCAACGTTCCGGCGTCGTGCCAGATTTTCATGTTGTCTATCTGGTTAAACGTGCCACTGAACTTCGCCCGCATCCATCGTTCGTAGGAGTAGTTTGTCCCAGATGATGGAACGGACACTGGGTTGCTTTGATATTCCGTGCCCGTTTCGTCCGCGTCGTCAATGCTCATGTAGTTGCAGTTCCCCGCGCTACCCGATGAGGGGTATTCCGTGCCGGGTGACGTCCCGTATTGCACTTTCCATTCGTGTGTTGCCGCCACTTTATCCCTCCTTTTTTTTATCTCCCTTCGTGGATCGCCGTTATCTCCGTTCCCGAAAGAAGATCGTGAACCACCACGTCAGGGTACTGGTTGAGGTACTCCTTTGCGGCGTCGGTGATTTTCCATAACAATTTTGCAGCCGAGTCCCGCCCTGATAATACAATTTCGCGGGCGTTGTGGATTATCTCCTCTATGATTCCCGCAAACTCAAGTTTGCCCTCGGCGCGTATCTCGATGCGGTCGTTGTAATCGTACTTCGCCCGCTCCTCCGCCGACGATACTAACTTTATCTCGAATGTTCCCAACTGATTCAACGCCCACGAATATTTGATATTGATTGCATAGTCGATGTCGAACGGGTCGCCCACTTGCGGCACGCATTTTGCTGTTAGCATCACCGCACCCCCACCATTTCAAGATAGAGGTCATAGATGTCTTCCGCTGGAACCTTGATTGTTCGCGCGGACAAACTGGTCACGAGCCAGTTGTAGTTATGCCATGTGAACCTGAAGCGGTCTTTGTATTCCTTCTTCACAAAGAACTCAATCCTTGTCTGCGCGCGCACCTCTGCCGTCTGGCCCTCATCCGCGACAACCCGTTCGTGGACGGTGAAGGTCCGCCGCCCCCCAAGATAATCGTGAACAAACTTTGGGTCGAATATATCTTTGTCCCGCTGCTCTCCCGTATCAGCAAGTACGGGCTGGAACACCACGCGCTCCTCGACCATCGCCACTGGAGACAGCGTGATTATTTCGGGCGGACTGTATGAGTTCCCGTTCAAGTCCAGTTTTTCGACCGTTATTGCCATCTTAAGCAACCCTTTCCATCTCGCGCTTGTAGTGGTCGTCAAGTTTCCGCACCAGACGATCAATGTCCATGTCGCCTGCAAGCGTGACGTCGTGTATGTCAAACTGGTTTGTGATGTGATATACTGGGCCGCCCCTGCCGACCGCCGCAACCTTCCCCGCTGGCACGACGTATTCGCCCGCATGCACAATGGCGGGGCCGGTATAGGGAACGTATCCGCCCTGCTGAAAACCATAAAAGCCCGGCACTTCCCCTCCGGGGCCAATGCCGCCAAGTGTTATAGTTGTTAATCTGTCCCAGTAACTTATCAAAAGCACAATAGCGTCAATAATTGCGGTTATCGCGGCGATGACTGGGTTCGCGAGCAAGACGGATGCGGCGATTCCGATGGCGGTGAACACGGCAATGATAGCGACCTTCATCGTGTCCGAAGCACTGACAAACAGGGCAATGGTGCCGATAACCGCCGTGAATGCTGCGATAAGGGGGTGACCCATCAATGCGGTTGCAGCCACCCCTATCGCCAAAAACACGCCCGCCACCGCTGTTTGTAGATTGCTTGAACTCGTCGCCATCAGGATAAACGCATTAACAATCATCGTAATCGCAAGAATGACGGGGTTGTGTAAAAGAATGGTTGCGCCTATCCCTATGGTGGTGAACGCGCCAACAATCGCAACGGTCGGGTCTCCGCTTACATAATATAGTGCGGCAGCAACAAGTCCGGCGACAGTAATAATGCCAGCAAATGCCGTTGAAAGGAGAAGGGCACCAGATGCAGCCGCCCCCGAAGCCAGACCCACTGCGTGAAGCAATGTTGGGAGCAGAACAAGCCCTCCAAGAATTGCCGTGATTGAGCCGCCGACAACGATAAACGCGGCGGTAAGTGAGTTGAGAGGGGCGGGCATGCCTGTTACCACATCCACAAGACCCCATAACAAATCGACGAACGGACGGAGAATTGATTCAAGCGCGTCACCAACCGTCATGAACAGTAAACTTATTGCATTCTTGGCCTCGCTCATTGCACCACTTAAAAGGGGAGACGCCTTGATGACCATGTAGAGCGCCCCCGTCGCAGCCGCCCCTATTGCCGCGAAAGCCCCTGCCCACTGTTTCATGAACGCCGACGTCTTCGTTCCTTCCACCTGCGCGGTCTGGCCGACGTCCTTGACCTTCTTTCCGATCTCATCCATGCTTTTTATGGCTGGGGCCACGTTCGCCGTAATAAGAACGCCCATACTTGCGATTGTCGACACCATGTTATTGCCTTCCTGTTTTTCCTGCTCCTCGATTTATTTTTTCCATTTCTTCCCTTTGCTGTCGCGCCTCCTCATCCAGTATGGCCGCAAAGTCGTCCGCGATGTTAGCGGGACATTCCTGATACCCGCGCCATCCGAGCAACTTGACAAGCCCATACTGTTTGAGGCGCATCGCAGCGTCAGGGGTCGGACTTCCTCCCCTCATTGCCGCGACAAGTTTTTTCGAGCCTCAAGTGCCGCTGGGCCGAGTCCGATTGCGTCGAGCAGTCTGTACGCGACTTCTTGGTCGATGTCCTTGATGTTCGCGTCGTTGAGTTCGAACGGCGCTTCAACAAGTATTTTCCGCAATATTTCGAAGCGGTAGTCCGGGAACTTTTGCATGTCGAACTCAGTCGCGCCCGTCAGCATGTTCATTTTCGCATACTTCGCCGTTATTTCGTCGCTCTCGTGCGCACCTATGCCCTTGACGACAAAGCGCAACTTCGCGCCACCGACTTCTATCTCGACAACCTGCTTCCGCGTCGAGGCTCTTCCGTCAAATGCTGCCACTTTTTTTCCTCCTTCGTTTTTTTTTTACGACTTGGTCGAGCGCCAGCCTTATGCGCTTACGACCTCAGATACACTGCACGAACGCGCCCGCAGTGTGAATTTCTCGCGGACAACGTCACTGTCTGGCAACCGAACCGGGGCGTCTTCCAACCAGCACTCGCTCAACGTTATAGTCACCTTGTCGTTTGCACCGCGCGTTATCAGTAGCGTCGCGGTGTCGAACTTCGTTGCGTTGTTCATCAAGTCCCAGAGTGTTGTGTCGGATGGTGTTATTTCTCCCGACAGTTCGTAGTATCGCTCGCCCTCCGAGATGTGCAAGGGAACCCTGCTGCCGTCGCCCGACTCATGCCAGTCCTTGATCAGCCCGTTACGCATCGTCAGGTTCCAATTCTTTGCGATGTAGTCGACGTCGTTCATTGTCACCTTCGTCTGCGCGAACATGAACGGGTTCGTCGTGTTCGTTGAGACGCTCGGAACTGTGCTGCCTTTCTGGACGTCCTTTATTGCCATCGTCATACGCACGCGGAGCGGCTCGTACTCGCGGCTCGATATCGTCGCCTCGTTTACCTTGCATCCGAGAAACTCGCGCACGAATGCGTTATTTGCTGGCCCTCGCGCCACACTGACTATTGTCATGCTCGGTATCCGCTCGGTTTCTGCGTAAACATAGGGGTCTGCAACTGTTCCAGCACCGGTCTTTTTCCCCAAGACGAACTCGAACATTGCCGCTGTCTGTGGGAATATCTCGACCGTCGCGCCCACGTCCTTCTTTCCTGGCATTAGCAGGGCGATGTTGCGGTCGAACCCAATCCCGCGGATGTCAATCAAGTTGTTCTTCTCGGTCGGCTCTGTCGGCTGGATTACGCCAAACCAGTTGTTTACCACTGCGGGTTTCTCGCCGAATATCCAGATGTCGCAATCGTCCCCGACCACGACTCCCTCAGTGACGAAACTCGCGTCGGCGCATGTCACTGTGGTCGCGTCGTTGTCTGTTATCAGCGCCCGGTATCCTTGCGCGGTTCCTGACGTGATCTCGACGATTTTCCCGATGTGTGCGTCAGGTGTCAGTGCCCATCCCGTTTTGGTTAGAACCGTCGCGGCTACTCCCGTAAGGTCAGTGCCCGCTAAAATCTCCTTTCCATAACTGCATAGCGTCCGTGACCCAAGCCATTGTGCAACCATTTATTTTCCTCCTTTTTGTTTTATCATCCAACTATTCCAAACTGGATGACCGCGATTTTTCGGAATACCTCCTTTGTTTCATCAAACTCCGCATCGTAGCACGTTGCGACGCGCATGTCGAGCAGGCCGTAATCCTTCACGTAATTCATATTTAATTTTAGAACCGCCAGCACCGCATCTGCAATCTTGTCCCGTTCCGATGTTGTTTTTGAAAATATCGAAATGTCGAGTGCAATCGTGCCCTCCTCAATCAGCGTGTCGTTGCCCCCCATCTGTTTCTTTGTCATCGAGGGTTGGCTGATTGCGATAAGGGGATAGACTATGTCGCGCCGGGGGAACGCTATGAACACCCAATCGGCCCCGCGGTTTATGGGATCGGTAAGGGAGACGCGGAGCAAATCGCGGATGATTTTCTTTACATGGGTGACAATTTTATCCATGTCGGCGCTCTTCTCTATCCATGCTTGGCCAGTGACGGTTTGTTCCGACGACATCAAAGTTCACCTTTCCCAAAAATGTTTAATCCCCATTCTTTGTTTTATTTCCATCAGTCGTGCGTCCGAGCGTTTTTGCGCCTCTACTTCATTTACCGCGCATTTTTCTGTCGCGGTTGTTATTGCCTTTTTTATTCTTTGCTCGCAAATCGGCCATGTGAAATCAACGGCGGGGATCAGAAACGGCCGGGGTTCCACAAATCGGCCCGTGCGGGAGTCGCGGTGTCCCTTCTCCACGAATATGCCATAGGGAACGCCATCCCTGACGGCATACTCAAATTCGCCCGTCTGCTCGATGTGGAGGCTTGCTCGGAGAGCGCCAGTTCTGACGGGGCAGTTCAATTTCGCCATTTCTAAAATAGTTTCAGCATTCTGATGAAGCGCCTCGACTATGAGGGGGTCGATTGCCGCGGGGAGTTTCATAAGTGCCTCGACATCGTATGCGACTGCGACCTCAAGCATTATGAAACGCCCCCCACCTGCTCGCGCAAAATGAGCAAATCAACGCCGATATCGACAGCGGGCTTTTGCCGAATGAAAACGCGATATGTCTTGTCGTCAATAATAACGTGATCGTCCTTGTCCGCAACTTCGGCCGATTTTATGAACGCCCCATAGTCCTCCCGCACCAAAATACCCTCGGGGTAATGGTTCAACAACGCCCCCATTCCCGGCCTGCCCCCGCCGCGTGGAAAGCCCGCCTTGGTCGGAAAATACACGATTGCGCAAGTGACCGTATCTGTGTATGTACTTTTTGGCAGGTCGATTTGGTCGTTCTGATCGTAAGCCAACTTGGTGAAGTGGCGTATTTTTATCTGCCTGTTCCACTTTGCGAACACGCGCTTTACAAAACTAAATTTTTGCCCCAATTTCATTCCTCACAATATTGGGGTTGTTTTTGGGGGGTTTAAACGGCGCATAATCAACAACAATAACAACAACAATATATTGCTCATTTAACGGACGGGGCGATAAGGCCCGCGTGGTAATATTATACCGCAATACACGACGGGCAAATAGGAGTATCTAAGTCGCATTCCTTTTTCCATTCATGCGGCTTGAAATGCCCGCCAAAACAACGGCCACACCCAACACGGGAGCAATCTTTCGTGTCGGGGCAAATCATTTTTGATGAGAGCCTACCTTGAAATTTTTTACCTTTTAAAATAATCTTCCATGTTGAAGGGCCATTAAACTCTCCACCCCAACGTCTAATCGGGATATAACCTAACTCAACTGCCCGCTTCCTATCCGAGTTCCATATCAAAACGCTTGGAAGCGCAACAAATTTACCCCCACTTTTATTATGCCCGCAACACGACGAAATGGTTTTTACCCCGTGTTTGTTTAGATATTCAATTTCCTTTGCGATGCAAGCGTCGACTTTGATTTTTTCCCCATCTATCTCTATTTCTTTGTCAGTTCCCCATTTACACATCTTTTTCCTCCACACGAACGCAAGCGGGGCAATCATAACAAGGTAACGGTTTATTGCACCAGTCCTTGTCAAATTCATGCGGGTTTTTGTGGTAGCAGAGCGGCCCTTCGTGTTGGCATTTTCCGTCTCTCGCCTTCGGGCAAATCCACTTTGCACTCATCGCCCTCACTACCTTTTTTTATTATCTCCGCGCCAGTTAAATTTGTTTGACCGACGGAGGTTTTTTCGTTCGACCTTCGTGAACCGTTCAAGTTCTTTAATCAGGGCCATCGTCTTGTCGAGCGGCGGCTCTGGGAGTCCGCACCCGTAGTTGTCATAACCCACCGAAATGAGCGCGGGTTTTATTTCCCGCATCCACTCGACCAAAATATCCAAGTCAAAGTCCATTATCGGTTCTATCGAGATGTGTTTTTTGTATTGTTCGGGCAACCTAAACATGGCGCGGTATCTCTCGTAGGGTGGCGGAGCCTTTGAGCGTCTATAATCCTTGTTCGTTTCTATCGTTGTCGAAAAAATAACGTTATAGGGTAGGATGCCCAAAAATGCAAAATATCTTATGGGGTTTTTAGTTTCCAAAAAGAACGTTACATCTGGACTTTTTCTCATTGCATCGGCCACCCGCAAAATCCACTCCATAGGCACCCATTCCCCAAAAAGGTCACCCATGCTTGAAACGAAAACAACATCCCCCGCGCGGAATTTTTTATCCAGTTCCTCCTCCATAAGAGCCGGACAATCAAAACCGTGCTGATATTGTGAAAGATGCCTTAGGCGCCGCGCCATTATTGCAGCCCAACAATCGTCGCCGTAACAATGATGCTTACAACCGACGACTGGGTTCCACGTCTTGATTGGTCTATCTTTATTGAGATGAAACATTCTTGATTTTCTTTTTTTAGCCATCCCCATCAGTCCTCATTAACTATTGCCCCGCAATCTTTGCAGGTCGTTTCCCAACCGATTTCGCCATCTCGATAGACGATTGTTGTCGTTTTGAAATTTGTGCTACCGCACCCCGAACATTTTTTAGGCATCCGCCCTCACCGCCTCTCCGAGAACCAAGGGACATGCTCTTCCTGCTTTCGTCGCCGCTTGGTTTTTTCGGCCATCATTCTCATCAAAGTATTTAAATTTCCCGCATTTTGGACACTTTTCGAGTGCCGCAGAGCAAAGAGGTCTCACAAAGATATGGACACAATCTGCTTGCCTTCTTTGTATTTCTGCCAATATTTCCTTGCGGGATTTCCTTTTAGCGTGACGTCTCTCAAATCTTGATTCCGGGCTTCTTTTCTTAGGTTTGTATGGCTTATACCAAGGAGTAGGTTCTCTACCTTCTATGGGTTTCATTTTAAACGCGCTTTTAAATCCCATCTAAATCTTCCCCCCCATGACAAGCAACAACAAAAGCCCAACGATAAAGAACGGCGTGAGAATCAGCAACACAATAAATAGGAGCGCCCACCCAATCACGGCGCCAGCAACGACCGCCGCGACGAGGTTTCCAAACGCCCACGGCAATATATGGAATAACCAACCGTATCCGATCAGGACGTCAAGGAGCAACGCGATAAAAAATCCAACCTTCCCCATCTAAACCATCCTCACGTGCCTGACAATGTTTGCTCGCATCTTGATGAGAACTCGGCAGCCGCAACTTTTGCACCTGACCGTTTTAGGCAGCCGCTTGTGCTCCTTGCCGCAACTGTCGCACTTGTATGGCATTGCATTAGCCTTCGTGCGGGGCGAATCTGTTCAACGCCGTTCTTATCATGTCCAAAACTACCATCACCGCGGTCGCAACGCCGGGATCAAGCCCAAGGCTCAGGACGTTGATCGTTCCGAGATAAACCGCAATCGTCCCTGCGAGTTGCCGCCACTCGAACGACTCGACCACGCCATCACGCAACGCGTTCTCAAGCCAACCCGCTACGCAACGGACGGCCCCAGCCACAATCGCCAGCACGGATGCAAGCACAAAAGTTATCGGTTCCATTTTCTATCCCCCTTTTTTCTTTTTCCGTGAAGCGGGCAGCCACTATCGTAAACCATTGTCGTTCCGTAACGCCCCCTTGACCTTGTGCAGCGCCCGCATTTCAGGAACTTAAATGCAAAGGGATTATGCACTGGCGCCACCACCAATTTTAATCCCTTCTTGGTCGAGCCGCGTGCGAGAGAGAGGACTTAGTAACGTCTTGTCAATCATTCCTGTCTGCACATCGACGACGAAATTACCATTATCAACATTATCGCCAGCCTTTTCGTTTTTACCGAGGTACAATCCATCGGGGACGTGTTGGCGGTTGCGCATGAACTCTTGCAGGAATCCTACCATTACCGCATTTGGATTATGACGGACAAGTGGATCGGAGTTTTTTTTGGCGTCAATAACATAATCGATGGCTCTCTTTACAAAATCTATGCCGTCCCAATGGTTGAACAAGACCACCGACAGTTGGCTTCCATTTTTAAACTGCACCGAAACCGTGTCACCCATCGATTATTTCTCCTTTTTTGTAGTCTCCGCGTGCTCAAACTTGAACTCCTTAAGCGCCTTCTTTGCTACTTTGACTTTTACGCCAAGCAAGTCCGCATCAAGATATAGGTTGTCCACGACCGCAAAAATTATCCAAGCCGCCCCGACCGCTAAAAATAGAAATTCCAGAATAGTAAACGGATTCGGAAGGAGAACAACCTGCCAATAGTAGGAAATAATCCGCATTAACTCAAGCATCGCGTATATTGCCGATGTAGCGCCGAGTGCGTTGAAAATCGCCTTTAGTTCCATCCTCACCCTAACTGCCTCCCTCGCATTCCACGCAGACGACCTCCCCACTCTTCACATCAAAATTATTTGTCTGCTGACCGCACTTGCGACAGGTTGGCTCCGCTATCTCCTCGGGGGCTGGGGTAAGAGGCATGGACGGGTAGACCGATTGTCCGTGCGACCCAACCCCCGAGTGGCGGGGCCGGGTGGATGCGCCAAGATCGGATGCTGGCAAACTTGCAGGTATGCTTCGCTGTCCAATCAAAGTTTCACCCGGCTCCTTCGCTTGACCGTTATTCGTTATGGAATTTTCCCCCTGCGTTTTCTACCTTTTTTTTCGACTGCTTGTTTGGCGGGTGATGATTTGGGTTCGGGTTTGGTTGGTGCAACCTTGGTAGTTTCAAGTTTGTATTGATCCCGCCCCGTGATCGCCGTCTCCCTGACTACCTTGCATTTCACGCGGCCCGGTAACGCGCCCTTTTCAAGTAAAAATTTCAGGCTGCCTTGAACGGCTGCCGCGGCTGTCATCACCACTTCCTTCTTTCCCTCGCGCTCGATCTGGATTAGCGCGAACGTCTTGCCCTCGCCGAATTTCGATGGGCGGATTTCGGCGTCCAATATGGTAATTTCCTTGTCCACCAGATAGCCAATTTTTACCTTGTCGCCTTCCATCTTCGGGGTTTTACCGCCCCAATATTCGGCGATGTCTTTTTCCGTTGCCATTTTTATACCTCCTTTTATTTTTTCATTGACGGGGCAAACTCGCCCGCCAAGAATTTTTTCACGATTTCGTCGCGCGCGATATTCAACATACCAAGCAAGGGTATTGGCAAAATATTTTTGAACCTCCATCTAAAGATGCCATCCGGGAGTACCTCAAGTGTAAACTGTCCAACAACAACTTCGCCCGGCTGAATCACTGCCGCCGGTGGTGCCACTTCTGTCGGTTTTCCCACTTTTGGTTTTTCCATTTTTTATACTTCCTTCTTTTTTCGCACTTTTGTAAGAATTTCAAGCGGGTCTTGACCTTCATTTTCCAGCCGCACGATTTCAGTTAAGAGAGGCTCAAGATAATCGGAAACGCGCCGATATTTGCGGGTGCGCGATTTGATTATCAGCCCACCCCAAACCCCGTCGTCTATGTAAAGTTGATGCGCGCCCTTGCCCGGCATTTACTTCCCCCCCTTCCCCGTTTGAATTGGGAGTTTGATTCCGTAGTGCCGCTCAACCCACTCGCGCATCCATTCGGGCACCGGGGGTTCTGGTGCGCTACGTATCAAATAAACGAGGCATATTGCTGCCCCCTCATAGTAAGGGTCTTGGCTCGTCAAGGTGTAAACTATTTTTCGGACGGATGCGGTATTCTGCTTCAAGTCTGCATACGTCGGCTCTTTTGGTATCACGTCGGCAAATTTACCCATCACGCCGTCGAGCCACACGATAAAGGGAGCGTGGGATTTTGGCGGGGCAGGGGACGCGATTATCTTAACCGCCCGGAACATCATCCTTATTTTTCCTTTAATGATCGGTAGATAGTTTTTCATCGCACGCACCCGTCACGTTTCCTCATAATCCGTTGACAAGACGATTGCTTGTGCAGATACAAGATGCACCGCGGCCTCTGCAAGTTGTTTGTAATTGTTGAGCATGACATCGAACCCCTCCTCGTGTATCATGTCGAGCGCGTATTTTCCCGATTTGAGTACCGCCGACCACGCGAGGAACGCCGCGAGTTTGACTTTTGCGTCCTCGACTAATGCGGAGGTCGCGTCCGTCCGCTTGCGTGCATCAACCTCGTTGGTTGCCTGTGCGATGGCTTGCACTATGACGGCGGAACTGACCTCGTCCGTCCCCACATCGCCCAACTGCTTGCGAACTTCTTCTTCCGTTACCATTTTTTTTTCCTTTCCTTTTCCCCGATGATCAAAATTTGGGGGCGGGTTGTTTGGCGTTTACCCGCCCCGAACTTTTTGTTTTAACCGACGCTCACTTACGCATGAACTCCGGTCAATTCACGACACGCATCCGCAAGAACCAATTTGGGTTGCAGCCACTGTCTGACCATGTACCCGGTGAAGCCTGCTGGCGCGTGGCGGTATTGCTCCGCCTCGGTCGGCCCCTCACCCAATACAATGCTCGGCGCCGAAGAATCGACGACGTAACACACAGTGTTCGTCAGCGCGGCGTCAACGACCAACGCCATCGTCGGGAACATCGGCAAAGCGATTGACTCGCCCACCTTGACCATTCCCGCCTGCACGCTCTTCTGAACGTGGGTGTTTCCGATGAAGTCAGCCCAGACCAACGGGTGCATAGCGATTTTGTCCGGTTCGTATCCGAGTGCCTCAATTGCCGCAACTGCCGCACCGATGTCGTCGAACGGGTTGTTGTCGCTCACGCCACTTGTCTTTGATCCCCAGTCAGCGCCCGTCAAATCGGTTATGTCCTTCAGCACGGTGGAGATTTGGGAGTTCTCCATCTTGCCGAGCACCTTCGCCGAATTTTGCGTTGCCAGTCTGACTATTGCGTGTTGCGCCCTCTTTGCAGCCTCGTCCGAGAATGCAATGTGGTCAATGTTCTTCCAGAGGTCGAAAGGAACGCGCTCATACGCGTCCGCCTTCAATTCGGCCTCGACAAGCGGTGGCACTTTCTCGCTACCTGTCCTCAGTGTTGCGACATCAACATTCCCTGTCAATGTCTCCATTGGGATAACGCGGCAAAGGGCGCGAAGTTTCTGGGCGGCTGTCGCAAATCCGAGCACCTCGTCGAGAACAACTTGTGCCTCGATTGTCGAGATGTCTTCGGGCGTTACGAGTTGGGCCTCCCTGAAACTACCGTCCTCAACGCGGGTGGCATAGAATTTACCGTCGACTGGGTTTCTTGCTACACAAACTCTGCTCATGTTTAGCACCTCACCCTAACGGCAATCGTTGTGTCCCCGCTCGCTGCATCCTCGTTGGCGATTCCGACTATGGCGTAGACATCAGTTATGGCTCCATCCCATTGCGTCACTGACCCGGCAGTCGAACTGATTACCACGGCACGGCCTTTCGAGATGGCGCCCGTCGCTTTCTTGACCTTGACTATACCTGAAAACAACGCCTTTATGGTGTGCGTTGTTTCTTCGGAGTAGTCATGGTCTTCGAGAGCGATCATGAACGGGCCTTTGTTGCCTGCGTCTGCCTGCTCGAATCCTGCTCCGCCGATGTCGTTGATGACTTCTCCTGCGGCGATGTCCTCGTCGGTGTCCACGTCGACTTTCTCGACGCTGAACGCATGGGTCTTAATTATATCTCCTGCTGCCATGCCAATCACCCTACGATTTTACCGCCGTCGCTTGCCATCCTGTCTCGCCGGTATCCAAACAGCCGAACGCGCGTGTCCTCGATTTTGGTAGCCGCTTCCCCGGCCTTCGCCTTCGGGTTTGGCTCATCGAGTTTTGCCTTTATCTCGGTCTGCGCCTTCGTCAGTGCCTCGACCTGTTTGTCCAATTCGGCAATCCTGCTTTGTCCCTTCTCAAGTTCTGCAATGCGTTTCTCTGCTTCCGTTATTTTTTCCAATTTATCTCCCTCTTCCTTGTTTGTTTTGAACTCTGGTGCCTCCTTGTCGAACTGGCGGTAGTGGGCGGCCAGATGTTCATAGACCTTTCGTTTATCATCGCGTGGAAGGTCTATACCACCTCGGGCGCCGAGCAATACCGCCATCGCTGCCGCGACGCCCCTCCAAACGACCTTGAGAGTGCCGCCAATCATCTTGTGATGCGGCAACTTGCGCAAATTTTTATCTGATGACTTGTCGGGATAATCGGGATCAATCCAAGCGAACGCCGCGTCGGGGAGGTCGTTAGTCTCCGCCGCCGTCAAATCCCACGACGTGTCTTCGGGCGCCAACGCCTGCGCTGCCCGTTGCTTGGCCAATTCTGCGGTCAATCGACGGGAGAAATTAGACCACAAAATATCATCTGGAGAAGTCCCCGAAAAAGCCCCTGTGATTGTAATAGTTGTAGTTTGGGGGTTTGGAGTGCTGATGATTTGGAGTGGTGGGACGGAGGTATTTGTCGATGCGATAATCTTTGCGGGCCAAACCTCGTGATGGCCATTCACTTCCTCCACCTTGGCGCGCGGATAAGCGGGCGAATCGACAAGACCGACCGCATCGAACTCAAAGTCCTCTATTACCTCGTGGCCGGTGTGATCTAAAATATGCGCGTCTGGTTCCTTGGTGGTGTCGGCGCCGCATACCGAACATGATATCTTTTTGGCGACAAACTCGACCGAAACGGCCTTCCAATCCCCTGCGACGATGTGCTTCCACGTTCCTTCGTTTGTTATCTTTGCGAGTCCATAGAGCCGCCCATCTTCTTTAAGATAATCAGTAAACACGCCGACTTCTGATCCCTCCGGGGCGCCGTGACCAATCATCAGGGGTTTGCCAATAAGCGACTTTGCGGCCCGCTCAAGTGCCGCGTCCGTCACCTGCCAGTTGTTTCCGCAGACGCTCGTGTCGATGAGGTAAATGCGGGCGTAGTGATCCTTATCAGCGTCAGCAAAAATGGAGGCATTATAAACAAGCCTGCCCTCAAATCCCTCTTCAACAAGCACCAACTGGCATCGGCAGTTCGGGTGCAACGGCGGCCTCATGACTAAATCCGCGTCGTATGTCTCGCCGTCTAATTCCATGCACTCATTGCAGGCGTCCTGTTCTGCCGTCCAACGCAACCTGAGTCCCATCTCACCCGCGGCGCTCACCGTGCCGAAGTTATCCGAATCCGTAGATAGCGTCGTAGCGAGAAGGTCGAGACGCGCGGGGATATCTTCCATCATTCCACCCCCGCCAGCGCGTCCTCGACTATCTTCTTGAAATCAGCCAGATACTTATCAGACATGCGCTTTATTTCTGCCCTGTCGGAGTCCCTCATCGTCGGGGGGGTCTTCACGCCCGCCCCACTGATTTCTCTTTCCTTTCCCTGCAAAAACGTCGCAACCAACGCGGAATTTATGAGGTTCGCGCCATCTGTTATCACCTCGGTCATTATCGCGTCCCTCGCCATCCCCGCGACATTAAGTTCTTTGGCCCGTGCAACAAGATGGCGAAGCATCCGCGCAAGGGTGGCATCCATCGAGGACATTTCCCTTAATGACTTGAATTTGCGCAATGGGTGTCCTTGTGCGCGGCATCTTCCCCGTTGTAGATGGCGCCTTATGCTCGTCACGGCCTTCCCGCAACCGCCACATATTGTCTTGGCGCCGCCTGTGTTGGGATACGTCATTTTTTTGTCTCCAGCGGTTTCAGGTGCAGAAGTGCGCGCCCCTCGGCCTTTTCAATAATGGGCACCGGCAAATTCATGAGCGTGGCGACAGTTGCGGCCATCTCGTGAAAGTCCTCGACCTTTATCGGATTCCAGACGTGCTTAACCAAGACGGGCAATTCATCGTTGGGTTTGAGTTTAAGTTCCTCCCGCACGATAAGATCGTAGAACTGCCGCTCGACTTCGCGTTTCAAGTATCGTTGCTCCTTTGCTATCACCGAGTCGAAAAAGCCAGTCATTATTATCTCGGCGGTGGCGCGGTTGATTTCCTCGGTGCGGGCAAAAAGCAATTTCGGCACGCAGAAGTGACCCATTATTTCGTCATTTACCTCTTTTAAGAGTCCGCTCAGGATGTCGCGGCTTGGGGTTAGGTTCCAGATTTCGCTCTCGATTTTTTGTGTGGTGATAAGATGTTTGCCCGGCTTTATTGCCGCCTTCAAATCAGAAAGCGCCTTTGTTGCCGCCGTCGTATCAAGTCCGCTGACATCAACCGTGTGCTTCCCGATTGGCGCCCAGAGCAGGCGGGAGGTCTTTTCGATTGCTTCCAGCAAGGCCCGGCGCGTCTTGATGGTAGTGAGAATAGGTTCGATGTCGCTCAAGCCTTCGTAATCGGCCTCTATCGGATTGTTGATGAAATAAAGAATTTCGTCGGGGCTATATTCGCCCGTTCCGTATTTGAACCCCGTCAGTTGCCCGGTATCGCGGTTCTTTGTAGGGTTAAGTTTGTCGGATTGGAGCGGATCAAGCCGAACGATATCCTTGCCCCTGCTGCGAACTATTTCAAAACCCACCTTGCCGTAAATCCGCTTCTTGATAATCGTGACCTGAAGAATCCAGTCCATGTTGACAAGTTTGTTTATCGCATCCACTTTTTCCTTGACGACAGCGTATTTTTTGAGTTGGGCCTCCGACATCTCGCCGACTGGTTCGAGTTGCGTTTCGAAGCCCTTTGAGGCAGCGACCCAAGCAATCATATCAACACAGGCGCGGGTCAGAGAGTCGCGGCGATACTCGCGGTAGTATTCGTTCATGTTATCGTAGCGGGTCGAGGTGGTTTCGGTTTCTGCCCCCCACGGCCACGAAGCAGAGCGCGAAAGCGGCAGTTGAACCCCGCATTTTGGAGCGCGCGAAAACGCATGCCGAATCCGCGAGGCCACCGACGCCATCCTAATCCCGCCCCCTCGGTTCCCGCCTTGCCTTGCCTAAAACAGTGATACCCGGACGCTCAAGCGGATCGGCGTCGGGGTCGAATGATGTCGAAAGGATGGGCTGTGGTTTTATTTCTTTCTTTTCTTTGGGCATTCGGTCGCGCTCCAACAAAGGGTTTAATAGCGGTTTTTAAGGGGGTTTTTTACCCTGCGGGCGGGGGCAAGTCCAAACGCACTAAAACGGGGGCGGGGCACTTTACGTAGGGAACCTCAAATCTGTTAAACAACTCCTCGACGGCTCGCGCGTTCTTACGGCTGGTGACAAACACTGATTGAATAATATCGTGGTGAGGAATTCCGGGGTAACTGTATTTTTTCCGCCCCGCCCCACCATATTCGTCCCTCTTTATCCTGACCTCACTGTATCCGTGCAGGTGATCATAGAGCGTGCGGGGGTTGCAGCGGGCGCCTTTTGTGCGGTAGACAAATAGGATTAATTTTTTGTTTTCAGCCATCGCTTCACCCCAACCTATGTGCTGATTTTTTACACTTTGAGGGCGAGTCGGTTATTTTACCCCTATTTAGTATTGTTGGTATGTAGTTAAATAGTTTTGTTGATGTGTGGTAAACTATTTAAAAGGCGGAAAATAATGGAATGCAGAGGAGGATAAACAAATGGGGACTATCAACGTGGAGATTCCCGACGAGTTACATCATCGCTTTAGAAAAAAGATTGTCGATGTGTATGGTGGGAAAAAAGGGGATATGCGAAAGGCCGTGGTAGAGGCGCTTGAGGATTGGGTAAAGAAGAAAAACGCAGGAGATCGGCCCCTGTGAGCCGCATCATAAATAAATTGCAGAAAAACCACGCGGCGTTGAACAAAGCGCTGGGGTCAAGGCCGGGAAGTTGGGTTTGGAAACAACAACAAGCGAGAAAGAAAACAGGGGAAACGATCCCCACGCAGGAGTTCGGGAAACGGGCGTGGACTTGGAAAAATCTGAAGTTGGGATGGCATGAGATTAGCATACGAACAAAAATAAAGGTAATTTTCCTTCTTGGTGGGATAATTGGGTTTTTTGCATTTGCCGTTTGGTGGATTATTTTCTGGATTTAAACCTTTCCGATCCAACCCATGCACCGACAGGTATATATACCTGCAAGTATATAGGTTAGGTTAGAAAGGGGGTGTTTGGAATGGAACAAAAATTAGAAACGGAAGAGCCAAAATGCCCGGAGTGCGGGGCGCGGCTCAAGACGGTTTTCTGCACGGCAGTCGATGAGGAAGGAACCGAAATTGATTATGAGGGCGAGGTGTGCCCGTTTGGGTGCAGGCCAGATGCGGATTATTCTTGAAAAATTTGAAGGAGAAGTAATATAAATGTCGGACAAATTAAAAGGTAGTGGTGGGGGCACGACGAAACTCGACGACATCCGCAACCGCAACCGCCAGCGTATCCTCGCATTCATCAAGAAAAAGACGGGGGAGCGTGGTGTGACGTGGCAGGACGAGATTGTAAAGGCGCTCGGACTGCAAAAGGCGACGGTGATGAAACATTTGGCGCAACTTGAAAAGAAGGGGCATATCATAATCGAGGATACGGGCGTCACTAAATTGATACATACAAGGAAGGAGAAATAAATGTCAAGAAGAATTGTTATTGGGGCCGCGTTAGTAGGGATAATATTATTAGTGTTAGTATTGTCGATAGTCATTCAGAAAGAAAATAATAGAGAGCACGCCCCAATCTTTATTAACGGCGACAATCAGTTCACCTCGGCAAATGGTGTCACGAGCGGTTCTGGGACGGCGAATGACCCATACATCATCGAGAACTGGGCCATCAACGCTTCGGGTACGCACGGCATAACCATACAGAGCACGACTGCTTACTTTATCATTCGGAACTGTTTGGTCAAAAACGGTGGCGACTCTTACAACGGAATCTACTTGAACCACGTGATCAACGGGAGAATTGAGAACAACAGGTGCAACAACAACTCTTACGGCATCCGCTTGTATGTATCGAGCAACAACACTGTCACTAACAACATCTGTGAGAACAATACAAACAGCGGCATCTACCTGTGGATATCGTCCAATTACAACACCCTGACTGGTAACATCTGTGAGAATAACTCCCAACACGGCATCTCGCTGCGCTCTTCGTCCTATGATACTCTTATCGGCAATACTTGTGAGAACAACATCTGGTATGGTATATACTTGGGTGCCTCGACCTACGATAACCTAATTAACAACAACTTCTCGAAAAACAACTACGGCATCTACTTGATTTCCTCGTCTAATAATACATTCACCTACAACTACCTGCTTAACAATGCAGAAAACAACGCCCAAGATGGCGGCCTTAATAATTGGGACAACGGTTCGCACGGCAACTACTGGAGCGATTGGCAACCACCTCAGCATTCTGACGCCGATAACAATGGGATAGTGGACGATTCAAGACCGATTTTTGGCGGGACTAACCAAGATAACTATCCGCTCGTAATTTTTTAGCCGCCTGCCCCTTTTGCTTAAATATGGGGGAGGGTGTGGGGGTGCGCAAATAAAACCCCGCCGTTCAACGTTTAATTAGCGGTTGGAAATCCGGGCGGCGCTTGTTTGGAGCATCGCCCGGACGAACCCACCGCAGAATCAATCCGGAGACAACCGAAATGAACCCAACGGCAGGCCCAAAAAAGTCTATTGCGACGCGCTTATTTAGGAGTATCGTTCGCGCCCTAAAGCCATTTACCGCCGAGATTCCCAAGGAGCGCGTTTTGGAATTTAGTACCGAGGCGGCATTTGGGCGCTATAAACCATTCTTCCCAGCCGCTGCTATCGCCCATCCCGCAAAAGCGAACCTCGCCATGATCGAGTGGATAATCAAACGCTACACGAAGGAGGGCGACCCGATATTTGGCGGGTTCTCACGCGAATGCCTGACTACTCTCGTCGTGCGCGGGCGGAAGGCGTTTGAGGAGCGCGGCGAAAACCTTCAATTTCATTGGCAAGACATGGCACCGGAGTGGGCAAGGGACATCAGATATTCGATGATGTGTGCCCTTTCGAGCGCGGAGGGCCACCACCGTTTTGAGACGGCGACTTGGTATGACCACATTCGCAACAAGTGGAACAACCCCGCCCACTTTTGCAGTCCCTATAACTATTTCGAAGGCGTTCTCCACCCGATAGGACTCGATGACAACAAGGACGTCATCTACGAGTATCGGGACTGGGCGACGCAGGTTTACAAGGAAGTAAAAGTTCCGAGGATTGATTCCTTTGCGTAAGAACTTCTTTGAACGGCATTTCAAGCGCACGAAGCGGGCGCTAAAGGCGATGGCGGTCAAGTTCGAAGACCCCTCCCGGGAGTGGACGAAAGCGGATGAAGATGCAATAAAGCGCGTCATCAACGACATGCGGGGAAAGCCCATCTACGAAAAATTGGTGCAAATTTACGAGAAGACCATAAAAGGCGACAGACGTTCGATTGAATTTCTGCTTACACACATGCTTTCGGCATATACCACCGACCCGAACAACCTCGGCCTTGAGGCGCCGACCAGCGAGGGCAAAACATACCCAACGGTTGAGGTGGCAAAACGCTCCCCCAGCGACGATGTATGGTATATTGGTGGACTCTCTCCAACTGCGCTCGTTCACGATTATGGCGAATTGGTTGATGATGAGGGAAATCCAATCGAGGCGGCAATAGAGGCGTTACGCGACCGGATACGCAACTTGAGGGAGGCTGGGTCGGAGGGCAAGGGCGACTTGGTGATCGCACGGGATGAGTTGAAGGAGTTGTTGCGAAAGTCCCGTTACGTTGTGGACATGGAAGATAAAATAATGATTTTCCTCGAAGCCCCGTGCCTTGAAACGTGGGAGCACCTGCGCCCGATTTTGAGCCACGACGTATTCGAGATAAGTTACAAATTTACGGACAAGACGAGCGCGGGATCGCTCAAGACAAACCATGTCGTTATCCGAGGCTGGCCTGCCGTTATCTACCTCAAAGCAGGACGCGGGCACGAGGATATCATTTGGGATGAAATACAATCGCGCTTCACGACAATCTCCCCGAAGACGGGTTTTGATAAATACCGCGAGGCGATAAGACACATGGCGATGAAGAAGGGACTGCCCGGCCCCATTTTCGAACGCACGTTGAATTTTGAGGAATTCAGATGGCTTGAGGACGTTCTGAAGTGCTTGCGCGTAAGACTTGCCGATATCAAATATAAGGCTCGGAAGATTTGCCAAGAAGTCGATCCCAATATGTTCTGGGTGCCGTTTTATGAAAGCATCGGTAACGAGTTTCCAGCAAAAGAGGGGCGGCACATGCGCGACAGCCGCAGATTCATGACGTTGCTTCAGATGTCGGCGGCGATAGATTGCTACAACCGCCCGACGCTCAATATAGGCGAAGCGGAGTTCATCGTGGTCGTGCGAGAGGACTACGAGCGCGCGGTCAGGCTCTTTTTTGGTGAGGCGGGGGACGAAATCTTTTCTGGCCTGCCGCGTCACGTCATCGACTTTTTCCGAAAGATACCCTTGAAGATGTTTAAAGAAGGCGCGCCGATAACCGTTGCAGAGATGGTCAAGGAGAGCAAGAAGCACGGAAAGCCGATAAGTGACAAGACCATGCGCAGCCGGTATCTTCCGCTACTCGAAAATGCTGGACTTCTATCAAGCGAACCCGATCCCAACGACAAACGCCAAAATCTATGGGCGGTTTTAAGTGAGGAAATCGCTCCAAAAGATATTCCAATTTACACCCTTTTCGAAAAAGGGCTATATTTTAACGCCCAAATCCTCGAACAAAGGTTTGTGGAGGCTTTAAAGATATTCCGCCCAGAAGAGGCATGTATAAAGGATTATGATGGCACCCCACTAACAGCGGCCCAATTATGGGAGAAATACTACTCTAAGGGAACGGGGGTCTTGGCGGAATATCAGCCAACCCCGCAAACGACCCCAACCGAGGAAAGCGGCGGAAAAATACAACCCATTTCGGAAACGGGTGTAATTGGACATATTTCGGGGGAGAATGCGCCGAAAATAGAGGGCTTCGGAAAACCGATGAACCTTAACAACGTGATCAAGCGCGCCCTGAAGACATACAAAATCAGCATCACAACCAAGCGCCGCGCCTTTCTCAAGGAGGCGGCCCGCGCGTTCGAGGAGAGGTGCGAGAGCAAAAACGGAAAAACGGTCATGGCGCTGCACCTCGGCGATATCAAGAAGATGATACCCGATATCGAGATTTACCTTGATGAGTTCGCGCGCTTGACTACCCCCGACATCATCGCCCGCGGCATAACTGAGGCGATAGTTCACGAGACCTGCCATGCGGAGGGATTGAACGAAAAACAGGCACACGCAGCGACCAGAGAGATAATGAAAATGCTAAAGCCGATGGTCTGGAAATTGATAAAGTGCCCGAAGACGAACGCAAATGTAGGTTGGGAGGAATGCCTGCGTTGCTCCGACGCCGAGAAACATCCGACCTGCCCCGGCTATTCGATTCGGTCTCGCTCGAAGCCTCGCGAGCATGCTCCGAATATTTACCACATCACCGAACTCATCACTCCGCGGCATGCGTATTTTGAGCGCAAATATGACGTTACGAAGGCATGGGCGGATTCTCCAGTCTGGATGCGCTTCTTCATGGGGCGGGCGTTCCACGAGTTCTACGAAAAGGCATACGCAGAGCACGAAGTCGAGATAGGGGTGGCGCGCGACTACGGCGATTTCAAGGTGACGGGCAGAATCGACATCATCAGCGACGGACTGCTTCAAGAACTGAAAACTCACGGCGACCTCGGCAGGGTCAAGGCGCGCGGGGTCAGTCCCGAGCATGTCTGGCAGGCGCATGCTTATTATTCCTTACTAAAAGTGACGCAACCGCGGCTCGCAAACGAGATTAAAAAGATAAGGATACTCTACGCCGGCCTGACGCGCGCGGATACGTGGTGCGAGTTCGACGTGAAACCGAAAGACATAAGCGATGACATATATGCCCGCGCAAAGGATTTGCACGAAGCGCTCAAAGCGGGCGTGGCGCCGGAGGACTTCCCCTGCCCGGAGTGGCGATGCAGACTTTGTGATTATGCCTCGCAGTGCAAGGGAATTAAGATTGCCGAATATAAAAAAGAAGACAAGACTTTTGAAAAGTTTTTGGAGCAGCACGTCGTTGGGGTCAAGAAGGTCGCTGACATCTTGAGGGCGCAGGGCCACACCGTCGAGGTTCAGGAACTCGCGAAGAGCGACAAAATTATAAGCGATCCCGCCCAAAAGCAGCAAAACGAATTCGACATCTTGGACATTTGCCACAAACAGAAAATCGACGTCAAGACCACGGCGCGCTCGGATATCTGGTGCAACGCCGCCCAACTCACAAAGGCCGCCGATTTGGACTTGATTTATTATTTCGTGTTCATCAAGAGCGGCGAGGTCAGGCGGATCAAGGCAAAGAAACTACACGCGGCGCAAAAGACGGCAAAGTCCGACGTCAACCAATTCGGCGAGGAGGGATTTATTTTTGATAAGGAAGTTGCGGAGGCCGTGAAATGAGGTCGCACGCGGTTAAAATTATTCTAATGGGGCGGATTCTCGAAATTCTCAGCAAGCATGCGTGTGGAAAAGCGCGACGTCCCATGACTACTCAAGAAATTTGGGACGAACTCGAAAAAGAAGAATTTAGCGGACAGGCACGGACATGGATACGGCGCGGGATGATAAGCAAGAATCAAGTGGCATGGTTATTGAGGAGAATGTTAAAACCATCTGTCCTCCCGCCTTCATTCGCTGCACATTTTACGCTTCCTCTCGTCAACAAAATTGTCAACCAAAAAGGAGAGGCGGGAGGCACGAAGTGGACGCTTGCCTGCACGGTTAAACAGGGGATGCGAACATGAAGGTAACAAATGTAACAGATGTAACAGGATTTTTCAAAAAATACCCGCTGATGGTCACAAAATCGGGAAAACCCCCACGCCGAGCCAGTAAAAAAGCCCCCGAAAGCGCGCATACCCCCCCTGCCGTGGGGGGGGTCGAGAAGCGGGGCATCGAGGACGCAATTGCGGAGACTTGGAGGTTAATCGACTTGGTAAAAGAACGACTGAGTGCCGACGTTAGTGAAAGCGAGAAAGTAAAATGGGCGTCTGTTTTATCGCAGGCCATCGGAACATTAAACAAACTCTACTACAAGGCGGGCGTGGGTCAGGTTGAGGAGGACGATTTGGCGCAGATTTTGAGCAAGATGCCAGAAAAGTACCAAAAAATCATAAGAAAGAGGCTCGCGGGGGATAAAAACGGGCAAACCATCCCGCCCAATCGCGCAAGTTTCGAGGGGATTCAGCGCGGCAATCTTGTGGAAATCGTCTGGCTCGATGCGTCCCTTTCGCGCGGCATAATTAAGGTCACGAATCGCGTTATAGCCACATACAAGCGGACGGTCGGGCGCTTCGTGGGAGTGTTCAAGGACGACCAATACAAGCACCCGCACGTCTTGGTTCAGCACGAGGCCGACGAGAACGGAGTGGCGGATGTCTCATCAATCCCCCTCGGCATCGTGGTCGGCGTCAATCGCCTCGGGGCAAAGTCGCCAGCCAAACGCGTCAAGGGGACAGACGCGCAATGGACGCAGCCTCTCGGCCCCGCGGGCGGCGTGAAGATAATGACGAGGAGGAGAAAGCAATGAGGGACTGGATACGCCGGGCGCTCACGCGGACGGTGACGGTGCGGTCGAAGGGGAAGGGCAAACAGACGGAAAAATATCAACTCCCACCCCCGGAGGCGCTTGTGTGGGGGGTCGTCCTCGCTATCATCTTTTTTTGCGGATTTTGCGCACTTCAGATAGTTCACATGTTGGCGTTCAGATCGTGGAACAGCGAGGTATGGGCGGGAATGATGCTGATTGTCGGAATCATATTAGGCGCGTTTTTCGGAGGTAGGGCGTAATGGGGCGTTGCAGTATCAAAGAATGCAAGAAAGAAGCGGTCTCTAATCTATTCATCGGAGACTTTGCCTTCTGCTCTGATGAACACGCTCTGGAAGGTTTGAAACGAATGCAAAGTGGTGGACGTGGATTGGTTCCGAGTAAGAAGAGTTCAGGGGGCAAGTGATGAGGCGCATTCGTTTTAGTCCCGATATGATAGTGGCGATACGGCGCGGCGAAAAGACCATGACATTCCGCAGAAGCCCCAAATTATGCGGAGTCTATATCGTCGAAGATGGAAGTTACCCGCGCCACAAGCACGTCGATACTGGCTTGCGCATTTTCATTTTCCACACCTTTTGGGTTGAGAATGTCGGCGTGTATGCGTCACAAAACTATAAAGAAGAGGGATTCGCCAACTCGCTCGACGTTATCAAAAAACTTGAGGTGCTTTATGGTGGATTTGTCCCGCGTGTCGGGTTTGGGCATCAATTTTTATTAATACAATCTCGCTCGGAACTCGAAGACCTGATGAGAAAGACGGGGGGTAAACCATGAGTGAGGAATTTTATCAAATGAACGAGTCCAAGGACGGATATGCGCCGTGTTGTAAAAAATGTCACAAGCGGTTTGCAGACGGCGATATTGGTGATGTTAAAAATTATCCTGCCGATGGACGTGTCACCGTATTCTTTACTTGCGAAGACTGCGGCGAGGAAAGTTCGTTTACTTACATGCCTGATATGACCAAGTCCGCAAGAGAATACGTGCGAATCCTGCCGCCAGAGCCGGAGGAATAACTCATGCCGTCTATAAAATGCGGTTCGTGCGGCGAGTTGTTGACGCTCACGAGACAGGAGTGGCGGGTGTTGTTGGGAACGGAGAAATGCCCCAAGTGCAGTAAAAATCCATTTGTGAGAAAAGATATGAAAAAGGATAATCCCCTGATAAGTCATTTGAAGACTTTCCAGCACGATGCAAGATGCCCCGGCCCCGTTGGATGGCAATGCAATTTTTGTCCGATGAAATTTTGTAAAGGCTGCCCCTTGAGGAAAACTCATGATGAAGAGGTGTTCGGGATGAAAGAAATCAAATATCCAACGTGGGGCGCGATATCGACACAGCCAGTTTACCACTACTGGACAAAACGCGGCGAGACACTCTGCGGACAGCGTTGGCTTTTTGGGTTATTGAGTATTGCGCCATTCGAAGAGGGGCAAAGGGGGCACGCCACAACCACAATGGACGACCGGAAGTTATGTAAAAAGTGCCGCACGAAGTTTGAAAAACAGCGGGGACTAAAGAATGGAAGTCAAAGTTGAAGTAACCTGCCCAAAGTGCGGCAAGACGTTTAAAACAACCGTGGATGTCGAACCGCCAGAGCGCAACGAGGGACATGAATGAGCGAACTACGGGATAGTCTGCTCCAAGTGCGGGAAGGTTACGCCGTGGGGAGGTTTCAAATGGATGAAAAACTAACGCGCATACGCGATAGGATTTTGACGAACCCGAAATATGCGTTTGAGATGAGCAAACAAATTTCAGTAGTGCGTGCCCTCTTTCACGATCCTGCGATGGTCAGGAGGGTTCGCGACGACATTCTGTTTTTTTGCCGCTTCGTGCTTGGGTTTGAACCCACCGAGTATCAAGCAAAGTTCCTTACCGACCCGCATCAGTTCGTGGTGGCGAGGTGGTGCAGGCAGAGCGGAAAATCTTTCAGCGTCGGGGCGCTTCTCCTTCACATCGCCTTGACCAACCCGCACGTCCACATCGGCATAGTCGCTCCATCCCTTCGCCAGAGCAAAAACGTGATTCAAAAGATGGGGGGATTTATCAAACGACTTGAGAGGGGCATCGGTGGAAACTTGATAAAAAAGGCCCGCAAGACCGCTATCGAGTGCGGGGACGGGGCCGTGATAGAGGCGCTCCCAAATAACCCGGACACCGTTAGAGGCCCGACGCTTTTTGTGGTTTATTGCGACGAGTGGGGGTTTGTGAAGAACGACGAGGAGATGTATGACGCGATACTTTTCACCCTCGGCACCACGAACGGACGTCTGATTGCAACAAGCACGCCGAGTATAAAAAACAGCCTCTTTTATAAAATGTGTTTTGATCCCAATTATGAGGACTTTAGCAGGCATCACATCAACTGGAGGCAGGCGGTGGAACCGTATGGGCCACTCAAACCCAACATCCTTGAAAAAATAAAAAAGCAATTACTGGGAGACCCGTGGAGATGGCAGCGTGAGATGGAGGCGGAATTTGCAGAGGACGTGGACAGGTTTTTCCCGCTCGAATTGATAATAAAATGCCAAGACCCTGATCCCCTCGATAGCAAATACAAAGACTGGGACTATTACCCGTTTGAACACATGCCACTGGGGGAGTTCTATATCGGCGCGGACTTGGGTAAAAAAGTAGATTTCAGCGTGGTCGCGGTCATTGAGAAAAGGCGGGACGGCAAATTCCGCCTCGTCCATTTGAAACAGTTCCCGCTCGAAACCCCATACGCATCTGTCATCGGATACGTGAAGGCAATCTGTGACCGATACAAAAACGTCGGGAAAATTGCGGTAGATCGGACAGGGGTTGGGGAATACATAGTCGAGGACATGGAGAAGGCAATCCCCATCCCGACCGAGGGCGTGCTTCTGACGGTTCCGAGCAAGCAAGAAGTTCTGGGAAACCTAAAGCGCAGGATGGAGGAGGGGAACGTGTTGATTCCATACGACCAAGACCTGTTCGCCGAGATGAACGCGGAACAATTTGAACTTATGAAAAGCGGCCAGAACCAATTCAGCCATCCATCGGGAACGCACGACGACCGCCTCTGGGCGCTGGCGTTGGCCGTCTATGCCACGCGGGGAGTGGAACCCTCACAGCCGCCGATTGCTATTTCAGCATAATTTTACTCGCCCGCACCATCAAATATACCAAAGTGTTTATAAACTTTAAAAAAATAAAAAGGGCGGGGGATTGACTACTTGCCCTCGCCCAACACCTTTTGGAGCGCCCGCTGGATTCGGTAGAATGCTGGCTCGAACTGCTTCTCTGGATTCCATTCGATACTCGGCTTCATGGCTTGGATATATCCCGCCACCCGCGCCAATTTTGTCTTGTCCATGTCCTTCAGCACGTTCAAGATTTCCACAACTATGTCGTCGAGTGCTTCACCAAACTGGTTGCGCAAGATGACCATGTTCTGCGCCCGCGAAATGCTGATGTGAGGCACCATTTCCTTGAACTGCGCGCGTAGCCTGTCCTCACTCGCCACCGTGTAAAAGTCCTCGCTCCCGGAGATTTTGTGCCCGTAGAGGATGCATACCCAATCCCTGTCGATTTTATGTGAGGCAGCGACATCCTTGAACATTTTTCTGAACGCATGTGCTCTTATCCGTTCGCCCTTGGGGATTTCCAATGCTGCCTTCTTTGCGAGGCGCTGAACCATGTTGTTTATGTCCTGCTCCCGCATCTTCCCTTTCGTCGGGGTTACGAAGAGCCAAGGCGCGCTGTCTCTGCGGGTGTTCAGGTAAACCCGTATCGCGTGGACGGCGTCGGGGGTTAGGAAGGGTCGTATCCTAATCTTGGTTTTGCCGCGATAGATGTATCCCCCGCGAGGCGCAAGGCAGAGCGGGTCGTCCTTTCCCAACTCGCCGCGCCCGACCCGTTCCACGTGCTCCTTGTATCGCTGCTCGAATATGGCCCGCGTTAGATCACACAAGTCCTCGCTTATCGGCGCGCTCGACATCGTCAGAACTATTGCCCTGTCCCTCGCATCCGACACCTCGCACATCTTTATCAGGTCGTCCCGCGTTGGAATGTAGTCGGTATAGACAGGTGTTGCGGCCTTGGAGACGCGCTTTACTTGCTCGCGGGTGAAATCCAACGGGAGTCGGTTGGAGTCAAAGAACGATACGAGCCGCGCCACGTGAACTTTCCCACTTGACGCGCTTTTTTGCTTGGTGAAGAACTCCAACACCATCTTTTCGTTCTTGAACTCCTTGTCGCCTTCTTTTTCCTTGAGGATTTCGGTGGGGTTCTTATTTACAAATTCACAGAACTTCTTTAGGGTGCTTAAATAGCCGTATCGGGTTTGCTGTTCAAGACCGGCGAGCCAATTTCTGACGCACTCGAACTTCTCAAGCGGGTGCTCCTTTTGCTTACGTTCTTGTTCGTCCATTTTCGGTTGTCTCCTTGCTAATTTCTATGAATTACCTATAATATATAGTTTGTTATTGAGTTTAATGATATTGGGTATTATATTTATAACAACTATTTTGGCCGACTATTTGGGCTTGAGCTTCAAAATTGCGGCCGCGATGTCACCGCCCGTTTCCTTCAGCGCTTTCATCGCCGACTCTCGACCGACGCCTGCCTGTTCCAT